AGGTACACTTCAATCTGAATTAGATGTTTATTATTCTTTCATGGATGAACTAAGGAGTTTACATAAAGGTAAATTAGTATATATTATAGGAAATCATGAAACAAGAGTTCAGAAGTATCTTAAAAGAAACCATGAGTTGTATGGTTTAGAAGTATTAAAGCTTAAGAATCTTTTAAAGGTTAAAGAATACAACATAGTATTAACTTATGATTATGTTTATAAACAAATGTTATTTACTCATGGGAGATACACATCTAAGTATTCAGCTAATAAAGAATTAGATGTTAATGGTATGAGTGGAATAAGTGGTCATGTTCATAGACATACAGTTCAATGTAAAACAGATAGAGCAGGTACAAAGATATGGATTTCTGCCCCTTGTATGCAAGACTTTGATAAACAAGAGTTTGCTCCTAATCCTAACTGGCAAAAAGGTTATGTGAGATTAGAATTTGATTCTAAAGAATTAAGTAGTTATCATGTGGTATTGTTATGAGACAAACAACTAACTTTGAAAGGTTAAGTATTGACTGGGTCTGTGACTGGGAACAACTTAAAGGTAAATGGAATTGGTATGAGTTTAATCTCATCCAAATAAGAATAGAAAAAGAGTTCATACATGGGCAAGCTGAAATAGAAGTGTATTTATTAGGGTTGGGATTCAGATTATATTGGGTTTGGAATAAAGCAAAGATGTTAAAACAAATGAAGAGATATGGAACTATGTTAAAGGAGGGTAAATTTACAGAATGGAAGTAATTAATATGAAAGAAATCGAACAAAGACTTACTCCAGAATCATTTAATGACTTTGAAGATTTTATGAAAGGTCAGACAGTAGGTATGGATGAAAAAGGCAACTCTTTAATTTATGCACATGACTTCTTAAGATTTTGGCATAGTTGGGAGTGGTTATAATGAGTGGTGGACATTTTGAGTATGAGAATCATAAAATTGCAGAATGGGCATATATTGTTAAACAAGACACCTTACAAGATGAAATAGAGGAACTATGGAAAACTAAATACACTAAAGAACAATTATTATCTATGAATGAATTTAGTATATTTTTAAAGAAAGTAGGAAGATTAGTTCATAGTTATGATTATGCTATTTGTGGAGATACAAACATGGATGATTTTAAGAAAGATTGGGAGGAGTTTAAAAATGAAAAGTATAATTGAGTTTGAATTACCAGAAGATAAATCTGAATTTGAAGCAGCTAGTAAAGCTATAGATTTAGCTATCTTTTTATTTGATATTGAACAATACTTAAGGGTAAAGATTAAGTACAACGAAGAAGATAAATCTGCTGAATATATTAAAGCTTTAGAAGAGTTTAGAACATGGTTCTTTGAAGAGAAACCTGTCTTGGAGCATTTTGAATAAAATGAGGAAACTTAAACCTATGTTTAAAAGGGAATGCTTCACACACAGAATGCTCTCTAGGCAGACAAGCAAGGCTATTTATGAGGTTATTTACCATAAAAAGGTCTTAGGGTATGAAGTAATTAAAATCTTCATAGAACAACCTAATATTTATTCTAAAACTAAGTATGAAAGATACCCTTCAGATGAACAATTTGGAGATAAAGCTTGGAGTTATCAAGATATTAATATGGCAAAAGCACATTATAGGGGATTAAGATGATTAAAGAATTATTTAAATTATTAAAGAAAAATACTTCAGATAAAGGAAGTTTTGAATTATATTTTAATGAACATAAATCTTGTTATTCAGATATAAATTATTATGAATTAGATGAAAAAGAGTTAAAATTAGTAGATGGAAATAAAGACATCTATAATTTGATATGGAATAAAGATACTCCAGTTGGAAATTATGATATTGTAAAGAATACTATTGAAGAAATTTATAAGGATGTAAAAGAAATTTGTGAAGAAAGGGATAAAGATGAGATGTGAACATTGTAATAAACAGATTATAAAACCTATTCAAGAATCTAAAGAGGATTATTGGAAATGTATTTGTGGAGATTATCATAAAGGATTCCCTTATATGTGTCCAAAAAAGAATATAAAAAAATTAATTTGTGAAACTTGGCAAAATAGTAGTAGTTATAGAGATTTTAAAATAAGTCTATTTAATTTATTAGAATTAAAGTAAAAAAAAAGAAAAAAAAGGTAATGATTACTAATAACCATCTATCTATATTCATAGTTCGTTGATACTGTCAACAGTAAAGTCTTCTACTTCACCATCTTCAATTTCTACAGTTGAAGAAAACTCATACCAAGTATCATCGTGACGGAATTTTCCTTCTACAATTAACTCAATATCTGAATCATCAAAGTCTACATCTGAAACTTCAATTTCATCAGCGTCATCTCTAAGTCTTAACTTCTCAACATCATCTTCGTCAAGTTCAATTCCATTAACAACTTCTTTGTCAATTTCATCTGCTAGTTCTTTTTCAACGTGTTGTAAAGCTAAAGATTTCATATCATTTACAAAGACAATTCTATCTGCAATTTTATAGACTTCATCATCATCTAAATCATCTAAAAGATATTGAACTCTTCCATTGTTGTCATAGACTTCATTAAGAACTAAGTCTAAGTTGCCATTATCTACTAGAACTTCTACTTCCTTAATAACTTCTACTGGAACTTCCACAGTGTTATTAACTGTTTTAATAACTTCTACTGGAACTTCTTTAATTACTTCTTGGGTAAGGATTTTAGTTTGAGTGACAGGATTAGCTTGATTATACATTGCCATACCTGCTCCACCTACTAAAAGACCTGCTCCTAATGCAATAGCTGCCATAGCTTTGCCTACTTTTGTTATATTTTTCATTTTAATATACCTCCATATATCTTTATGAATATAAATTTGTGATTAAATAAGAAAGAGAAAAAGAATTAATTGATTTTAATTTGTACTTTGTTATCTTTAGAGATTACTTTATTATCTAAAGCAAAGACTCCTGTGATAGTTGTTAAGGCATTCAATACCTTTTTAAAGAAATTATCATCTCTTTCTGATTTTGTTAGTTTTGATAACCTGTATAATCCTTGAAAGACTAATGTAGCTCCTCCAATTATTTCAGTTATTAATGTTAATATTTGTGTTATTTCCATTTTAAGTCTCCTATTTGTTTTAGTATATCTTACTAGTATTTAAAGCTATGGGTTTATTCTACTCCATTTATGCTTGTTATGTCTGCTACTGCTGTTCCATCTACTTTACTAGGGTCTTCTACACCATTTACAGTCCCTGTCCATCCAGATGTTGGTGTTGAACTGAAAGGGTATTGTTTTCCATCACCACTATTATATAATTCTGAGATTTCTGTAGATGTTAAAGCTCTTGACCAGATTCCTACTTCATCCATATTTCCTGTGTAATATTGGTCTGGAGAAGATAAAGGTCTAGCCCCAAATCTCATTTTATTAGTAGTACTTATACTTGATACACCAGAGGTTCCTTTGCTTACATTATCTATATAAGCAGTGGTGGTTGTTCCATCCCATTTAAAAAGAATATGGTGCCACCCAGAAGTATCTGAAAATGAAGTTGTGATGTCATGATTAGAACCGCTAGAATCATAATGCCTGAAATATAAAGTATTATTATATAACAATATTTTAAATGATTTATTTGCAGCAGTACCAGTGTTATCTATGATTTGTTGAGGACTAGAAGTTGCAGCTGCTTTTATCCATACTGAAACTGTGTATGCAGAAGGATTGAATGTATCTGGTAAAGTAATATAATCATTACCATCAAAATTATAACCTTCATTAATCTTACCATAACTACTTCCATTAGTTGCTCCAGTTATAGTTCCATCATTACTTCCAACACTATCAGTAGCATCCCCATCAAACTTCCAATAACTGACACAATTTATCTTCTTTGAATCAGGTGCATCTGTGAATGGGTATTGAGTTCCATCCCCTCCATTATATAACTGTCCGACTTCTACTGCGGTTAAAGCTCTTGACCAAATTCCAAGTTCATCTATAACACCATCCCAATTAAAAATTCCATTATTATAGGAACCTACTTCAAATTTATAATTTGAAACTTCTCCATTCCATCCATCCGTATAAGTACTTGTATCTACACTTGTTCCATCGATATATAAAGTCATTCCTGATGTGTCCCAAGTTCCTACAATATGATGCCATGAACCTGCACTCCAAGTTACTGATTGTTTTGGATAATCAGGTTGTGAACTTTCTCCATTTCTTAAATAAAAACCTAATGTATTACTATTAGGAAAATAAAAGAAAATATATTTTCCACTTCCACCTATCTTTGAAATGAACATAGTTTGAACAGAATTAGATGAATCTATTGCATTATCTGTTTTAATCCATACACTTATTGAACCTGAATCATAAGCATCATCAAATATATCTTCATTATACATAAAATCATCAGAACCATCATAATTATAAGCCCCGTTAATTTTTCCTGAAGTTGTAGAAGTTGCTCCATCGATTGTTAAATCATCACTACCCACACTATCTTCTGCATTACTATCAAATTTATAATAATGAACTATATCTGTAGTAAGACTCATAAACCCATCAACTCTTCTTCTAATTTAGCGTTTGCAATATCTTCTTTAGTTCTGAACTCAACTATTCCTTCTTTAGAATCATTAATCTTTTGTTTAAAATCATTCACATACTTATCCCATTTCTTAACTTCATTGATAATCTCAAGATTCTTTTCTTTAGAATAAACTCCTAACGAAGCATTCCTTTGAACATATTCTTTTGGAAATTTAGGTTGAACATAAGACTTTAAAGCTTGGATTTGTTTCTCTTTAGTTTCTTCTAAAGTATCAACATGATAAACCTCTATTGTAGTCCAAATAACTTTATCTTTTAATACTTTAATCCCTTCAACTTCTTTAGTCTTCTCAGTATCTTGAATCCTTACTTTATTCAATTCTACTGGTAATAAGAAAGGTTTCTTTGGTAATAACTCCTTTGGTATATTTAATACCTTAATCTTGCTGTCTCTTGTATCATAATATCTTGCCATTTTAAACCTCTATATATGTTGAACTTGGATTAAATTTCAATACTGTTGTACTTAAAGCAGTTCCAATTATCCTTTGGATACTTGTTGATGTAGTAGGTGCTGTTGCCGTTATTGCTCCAGCTGTTTCACTAACATAATACAAACTACTTGCTGTTAATCCTGTTGTAGTAAATTCTCCTAATTTTATGAATGTGCCTGTTGCATCTGCACTTATTGTATCAATACACATTAACAACTCAGTCTTACAAGTAGTATCAGCTGAAGCATCTGCTTTCCAGTATTTACCATCTGATTTAAGATAACATAAATTACCACTTACTAAACTTTCTCCTGCTGTTTCTTCTGTAGTAATACTTTTATTATTTAAGTCTAAATTTCCACCAAGTTGAGGAGTTGTATCTTCTACTACATTAGACATAGTGCCGGTTCCTTTTGCATTTATTTGAGTTTGAATACTTGAAGTAACACCCTCAACATAATTAAGTTCAGTAGTTGTTAAAGTTGCACCATCTAAAATGTTAAGTTCAGTTGCGTCTGCACTTCCTGGATAACTCACTTTAGCAGTGTTAGCTGCAACATCAGTAGCTACATCTATTCCATTAATATTACCTGAAGTAATTGTACCTGTTCCAATATCTAGATTATCGTTATCAATTAAAGGTTTGATAGTATTTGTATCATCATTTCTTCCGAATGGGCTTGCATCTGCTGCACTATATACCGCAACATTAATATCCCATTTAGCACCAAGCTTAGAAGTTACTGCTGCTCTTTCATCGTCTGTGATTGTGTCTGAAAAAGCCAAGATTTCTCCAATCTCTCCAATAAAATCAGCACCTGTTAAATCACTTGCACCCATTAAAAGGTTAGCTGTTCCTGAAGGGATAGCAGTTACATTATAACTTGAAGTTCCTAATAAATATCCATTTTTATAAGCTTTAGCTTTACTACCTGGAACCCATTCAATTTGTAATACTTGCCATTCCCCATAATTAGAAGAGTAGTTTACTACTGCTTCTTGACCACTAGCATCTAGATTATTATAAATAGTTATGTTACTTGAATAAAATCTCCATTCTCTTTGAGGAGTTGCATCATAATACTTAGACATGATAGCATCCCCTGTATTCTTAGCTTTGACAACTGCAATAATAGTCATTCCTCTTCCAGCTGTGTTATCATTAATATCATTATTACCAAAACTTAAAGGTGTGTTATTTGTATCCCATTTAGCTGTGTTTAATCCATTTTGAGTTGTTATTCCATACTCAACACCTGTTGCACTTGAAGGTGTACCATTCCATGAATTAACACTATCAACAACATTAGTAATATGATTACTGCCATCTACTGTAACACTACTAGCATCACTAAAATCTACGTGAAAGCTTGGGTTATCAATACTTGTAATATCAATATTAAAACTTGTGTTCTTTGAAGATATAATAATTCCTTCGTTTCCTACTCTCTCCAAAATCATATATCCACCTGGATAAATAACTCTTTCTTGTGTAGAACCTCCCCAAGTTGCTCCGTTAGGGTTAAGTATTAGATTATAAGTTGAACCTGCATTAATAAAAGTTTTAGTTGCACCACTTGGAATTCCTGCAAAATAAGTAGGGTTTAATGTTGCTGTTATATCTGCTGTAGATGAATTAGCACTTAGTATTCCAAATACCCAACTTTCAGTTTCATCATAATCAGTAGTTATATTAATTAATTTTTTAATTATATTCCCACTCATTTGCAAATCCCCATCTGTTGGGGAGTTTACATAACTATAAGTACCAGTTCCTAAGATTCCTTCTTCTGCAACAATATCATCGAAATGTGAAATTAGTTGTTCAGTTGCATTTATGTTCCCAATATAATTCCCTTCAAAACCTTCAATAGTTATTTTGTTAGCTGTGGAATGAATATGTCCTCCACTTGCCCCTGCTAGATGGTATACTTGCCCATAACTACCAACTGCACCACTTGGTGTAGTAATACTCACCTTATTATTAATACTATCAATGTTATTTGAATTAGTACTATGAATAAAATCTAAATGTCCTGCGTAACTTGCACTTGTAGCTTCTATATCACAATTAAAGTCTCTTATAACTATATGTCCACTAGAAGAATCTTTAAAGAAATGTAGATGGTCTGCAGAAGTTGAAGCAAAACTCATTGTACCAAAACCTTGCATTATTTGATAACCCGCCGCTCCACTTGAATTTATGAAACTAATATTTCCTCCTATAGTCCCAGTTGAATCAAAGTCAAACTTACAACCAGTAAATATAAAACTTCCTGCTTCTAAATCGATAATTTCTTCAGTATAACCATTACTAATATTATAATCAAAACTTACACTATTAAAACTAGTCATAGTGCCTTCTGCATAAACCAACTTAGAAGCGTTTGCCCCTGTTGCTGTTGATTTTAATTTAAGGTTTTTAATGAAAGCCATGCTCATCATTGCTGAAGGTACTGTTAATACAGTTCCAGTATTAGCTTCAATAACAACTGAACCCATGGTTCCTTCTCCTACTAATGTAGTCATAGCACCTGCTTTAGTTGTTACGTTTTCTGTATAAGTTCCTGGATAAATTAATATTTTATCTGCACTTGTACTTGCATTAATAGCTGCTTGAATAGTATCATAATCTCCACCAGTTTTAGCAACTATGATAGTATTGGCATAATCTGTGCCTCCCCCATTATCATCTACATATTTCTTACTAACTAAACTATTATCAGTAAAATTAGTTGAATAATCAGAAGCATATTCAAGACCTTTTTCATTAACATCATCATAAAATAAAGCACCCTCTTCATCAATAACTAATCCTATATCATCATCAAAATCAGTTCTAAGTAATTTAATTTCATAATTATCTACAAATAATTGTGATACTATATTCTCAGTATTTTCATAACTAGTTATTGTAAATTCAATATCTTCTTCTAATTCTATATCTGTGTTTTCACTAACTATTCCACCTAATTTTACAGTATTAGAAGCTTCGTTTAATCCATTTGTAAATGTATAAGTACTTCCTCCACCGTTATCATCTACATATTTCTTAGTAGCAGGTTCATAATCTGCATCTGGAGTGAAGATTGTAGTGTTATCAAGTTCTAAAACATTAGATTTTAAAGCTAAGCCACTTAAATCTTGGTCACCTGTATTAATACCACTTAAGTTGCCTAAGTTAGTAATATCTGTTGAATCTATATTATGTGCTTGGCTTGCTGTGAATACTGGGTCTGATTCAGTAAAACTTTGTAAAGCAGAATCTGCTTTATCTAAACTTGTGTTTACACTCGTGTCTAATTTAGATTCATCTATTGAACCTGCTTTTAATACTGCAGTTATGTTTTGTGAAGTTAAAGTGAAATCTATTTCAGATGAATCTGTTACACTTACATCTCCAGTATTTGTACCTGACTGATTATCAAGATTAGCTTCTTGTGCATCTGTCATGTATCTATAATTAGTATCTTCTGATATGTCCCCTGTAGTTAAAATAACTGTACCTGTTTCACCATTAACACTTAACACTGTATCAGTAGGAGTTTGTAATTCAGTCCAGTCTGACATTGAACCTGCTGAACCTGCGTTATGCATATAAGATTTGTTTTCATCTGTTCTTACACAAACATCTCCTTCTTCAGCTGTTAAAGCTAATTGTGCTGCTTCACTAACTGCTACTTGAACAGTTGTTAAAGCAACTGGAGGTAATACTGAACTAGCAATAGTACCAGTGGTAATATTATTTGCATTAGTACAATCTGTATTAGGTACATTACTTAATCCTATTTGAGTTTTAGTCACACTATGTGGATTATCTGTTTGTCCTCTGTGTGTATCATTTAATACAACATGACTATGGTCTGTTCCATCACTTGTCCTGTGAGTTGTATTTGCACTTACTGCTGAAGTGAAATCTGTATTAGGAACATTTGACAAACCTACTTGGGTTTTAGTTACAGAGTGAGGATTAGCTACATCGGCTTCGTGAGTTATCAAAGCATCAGAAGTATCAACCTTTCCGTTATCATTTGTATCATATACTGCTTTAGTCATATCCCCAGTAGCCAAACTAGGTTTATTCTTTATATAAGAGTCATCTGCAGTATCTGATTCATTCCAATCAGATTGAACATTGACTTCTGCTCCTGTTTCTATTCCAGATAATTTAGTTTCTTCTGCACTTGTAAAAGAAGCAGTGGTATTATCTAAGATAGTTTTATTAGAGTGAGAATGTTTTAAACTTACTGCACTTGTTAAATCAGTATTAGTTTGGTCATAAGTATCTAATAAAGCTTTATTCACATGAGTATGTTCGTTAGCAACTGCATCTGTAGTATCTAAGTTAGGCACATCTGCTAAACCAACTTGTGCCTTTGTAACACTATGTGGATTAGTGGTATCTGCTTCATGGGCTATTAAAGCGTCTGAAGTATCAACTTTACCATTATTATTAGTATCATAAACAGATTTAAGCATATCACCTACTCCTGCACTAGAGTTTTCCCAAGTGTTGGTAGCAGAAACATATTGTATGATTTGTCCATTAGTAGGACTTGTTACACTTACATCTCCTAATTCATTTAATATAATCGTAGGATAAGATTCATTGATACTTACTGTAGTAGTATTTTCAGTAATAACTACATCATTTCCATCTAATTCTTCTATTACAACTGTTATACCCATCTTGTTACCTCTTTACTTAAAGTTACATCTCCATATAACTTTCTGTCTACTGTTGTACTTATAAATGCTTCTAAATCATATACTCCTTCGCTGAAATTTAAAGCTGCTGTATCTATAGCATTAATATTTAAAGTGATTACTCCATTTGCTTGGTTAGAAGTATCTATTCTTCCGTTATCAGAAGTTAATTCTATTAAAGTGGTAGATGCAGGTATCGCTGTTCTAATCTGCATTCTCCAAGAATAACCTGTGAAATCTATTGTAGTATCTTGTGTATCATCTGTATAGAAAGTAAGCTTTCTTGTGAAAGTGGTTCCTTGTTCTATTGTTATGTTGTATTTACCTGCAGTCATTTTAATCTCCTTATTTAGTATATATGTTCTCTAAACTATCTTTTGTAATATATAGTTTTGTTATTTGATAAAACTGTTGAAGGAAAGGACAATATTTCTCTGCTCTTTCCATCTGGTTTATCGCTTTCTTTCTATTTTTGTAATTATGATTTGTTTTTACTTCAACCAATACAGCCCTTGTGTAACCTGGTTTATAAGCAACAACATCTAACTCCCCACAAGCTAGGTCTGTTTTATATTCCATATGGTCAAGTGTTTTGAATCCTCTTGATTCTAATTCTTTTTGTACTAAGTCACATATATGGTCATGACGTAATACTCCTTTATCTTTTTTCTTTCGTCTCGTTGTGATTCATCCCTTTGTATTTATATCCAATCTGAGGTTTATGTACTTGATAAGTTAATATTCCTTCTTTAGTAATATAATACTTTGCTTTATATCCATTTCTATGATATATCTTTAATTCTTCTTCTATAAGTGTTGCTGCATTAACTGTGCTGTCATGGTATTTAAGATACAGAAGATTTATCATAAACTCTGCTTTATCTATTTGGGTTAAATCCTCTGTTACTTTGTCAATGCTTTTTTGTTCCATATTCTTTATGCCAACACTCATCACATAATGTTTCTTGTATGTTGCTATTACAAGTTGCACCACAACTACAAGCTATTCTAAATATCAATATTTTATGTACTCGTTATCTTGGTCAAAACTATACTGGATAACATAAAACTGATTATTCATCATGGTATATTTCTTTTTCCAGTCTAAAGCAAATTGATTTTCCATGTATGTAGTCTCTATCGGAACAAAATCATTTACATCTTGACCTCTTATCCAAGTTAAGATTGCATGAGTTCCTCCGTTTCTTATACCTACTATCATTCCTCTGAGTCTTTTTATTTCAGTAGGATAATATTTTAAAAGTAATTCTATAATTAATACATATTTAAAGACCATGAATCCATCACAATCATCTAGTTTACCTGATTTTATATTATTATATATTTGTCTGAAACTTGCCCAGAAGTCTGCTTTGTTATAATTCTTTTGGTCAGTAATGTACCATTCTTTTGAAGGAAATTTCTTTATAAAAGCTAGGTTAAAATAATATAACAATTCATCTGCATTATTATGATTGATTTTATCATGTTTGAACTTTAACATTTTATCTATAAAGTTCCAAGCTAATTCAGCTTCTGATTTAGTATATCTTAATTTCCTAGATGGTCTGAACTTAACCCCTCTGAAATTATAATACTTAGTTATAGGTTTTGTATTAGTTGTAAGAAACTTCATAAAGTTCTCAAAACTAGAATGAATATTAATCTTTTCTAAATCATATTTAAGGTCTAATACTTCTGTTTCTAATTCAATTATCTTAGCTTTCTTAGTTTTAATATAATCTACATCAGCTTCATGTTGAACTGTCCATTCAGTTATCTTAACTTTTAAAGCAAAGATTTCATCTAATGAAGGTTGATTATCACTCTTTTGTATCTTAATATACTGTTCCTTAAACCAATTTAGTATTTTCATTGTGCGCCCACATAAAATCCTTTGATACTTGGATAACCTGCTGTTGGACTAGTAGTTTTAGGGATTAATTTTACTATTAAAGTATTTGGTTCAGAAGTAAAAGCAGTAAAACTACTTATTTCAGGTGAAGGGTTCATTGAATCTAACCAACCTATGTCTTGTTTTACATTATCATATTCATAAAAATCAATAGATAAAATTCCTATTTCATTAGGGCTAGATGTACAATCTATTGTCCAACCAGAATCAGTTGTACTTCCTGTAATTGTTTCATGGAAATTCCCTACACTACTCATAGATTTAGTTTGATTGTTAAACTCAATTGGTGAACTAAAAGTAGCTACTTGTCCTGAAATAGTGGCATTTTGACCATCTATTGTTATAGATGTAATAGTGGAACTTGCACTAAAAGTTATACTTTTTAATTTTATTTTTCTGTTTACTGTAAGATTCCATAAAACATCATTTGCATTAGAAGTATTTTCATCAGTATAAAATGTAGCAGTTGAAGATGAAGAATTATAATCTCTTTCTTGCAATTTATATTGTATATCTGCTCCTGTTTCCCAATCTTCTAAAAATGGAACTCCTATGACACTTGATACTGTGTCAGAGAAAGTTCCTGATGGAATATCATGAGTTATCAAATCCTCTCCTGTTCCGTCTACTTTATACTTATTTGTATCAAAAGTTGCATCAGTATTATAAGTATCCACACTACTATTTCTACCACCTACTGAAGTATAAGCTTCTCCCCACCCCTCAATTTGACCAGCTGAATAAACTCCTATTCTATCAAATAATTGTCTTATATGATTCAACCCTAAGATTGTAAATGTTGCATTTGTATTAGTATTTACTTCTGTTGCCTTTGCTTTTGTATTTGCTACGAATTTAGTTAATGTCATTTTTATGAATAACTTACTTTAACTTGTGTGATTGTTGAAGTAGTTGTTCCTCCTAATATTTTATATTTGATTCCTGTTGTACTATTGTTTGTGAATGTATGTTCTGTTGCTGAAGTAACTTCTTCCCAATTACTCCCCCCATCTGCACTTAAATATAAAGTATCATCTGAATCTGAACCTGTTACAGTTAATGTAGCTTTTGTATACAATGTATTATTTGCAGCTATTATCTTTGAAATTAATACTTCTCCTGATGCAAATGTGTAATCATAATCTGAGGAGTAATCCCCTGTTCCAGTTGAATTATCTTCATCAACAAACCTATTAGTTTCAAAAGCATCTTCAAAAGTATTGTTATAATTAATTACTCTTATCCAAGTTTTTGAAGTATATCCATCCATATCATTATCTCCACTCCAATTAAAATCATCCCAATCTCCTTGATTATCGTCATCCCAAAATAAAGTAGTTCCATCTAAATCATTTTCAGAGATAATTATAGTTCTTGTTTCTGGAGTTAAATTAACATCTGTTTGTTCTCCAAAACCTGATTCATCCCCATATCCTAATACATCATCTTTAACTTGATTTGTATTTTTATTCAAGTTTCCAATGGCAGAAGCTAAATTAGACAATTTATTTTACCCTCACAATATAAGTTATATCATATTCAAAACTTGAAGTCTTTTCAAAGGCAATAATAGACTGACATCCATACATATCTCCTGCACTTGCTGCATTAAATAATCCTGTTTCTGCAATATATGTACTATTTCCTTGTGCTGTTGTTAAAGTGGCAGTCATTTCCACAGTTTGAGCTTGTAAATTGGTACTTGTTATTGCATTTCTTATGGTTTCAGTTCCAAGAGAGGTACTGTTTTCTGTTAAAGTAGATGTTCCAGTACCAAAAGCAATATGTGAAGGTTTAGTTAAAGTTCCAGTTGTAATTGATTCTGCTATTTTCTTTTTAAATGTTGTTGTACTTACCATTATATTTCTCCTTCTAATTCATAATCAACTGTATAATCTGTATAAGTTATACTTGTAACTCTCATATTTAAATGAAGAATATTATAACTTGGGAAATTACAATCAACTAATTCTAATAATCCTTTGTCTTTATTAAATGGCATAGTCACATTTGCTGTAATAACTCCATCTATTAATTGTGCTAAATATGCATCTCCTAATAATTTACCTAGTATTCTTGCTTGTTGAATGATTGCAGTTTCATAATCATTATCATCAGCACAAACAGTACCAAAAGTTGTAGTATAAGGGTAAGATGCATCTTTAGGAAATCTATAAGATTTATCAAAATCACTTGTATTTGTTTTTTCTTCTAATAACATTATATTTCCTGCCAAAGTATTAGCATTAGTATAATATTTCCATTTTGCACCATTTTTATTACTACTTGGATAATTAAATGAATATGTTCTAATCCTTTTTCCTGAAGGACTTAATCCACAATAAATAGATAAACTATTAATAATCTTCTGGTTATTTGGTTTAACCTTTAAACTATTTGTTTCTTCTTCATCTAATGTTGAATCTGGTTCACCATCTAAATTATTCTTTTTCCAAATTAACTTATTTTCTTTATTAATATAATATGAATAATTTCCATCTCCAGTTGAAGTATTTGCACTGTATTTTTCAAAGATAAGATTCATAGGTTTATAAAATTCTCCTTTTACTTCTAAATCAGGGAAATCATTCCCTTTTGAGTTCTTACCTGCAACTTCACTACTTGTAGGATTATTTGTATCCCAAGTTATTTGATAATTTTTATTATATCTATTATGGAAATCTAATGCTAATTGTAATATTTCTAATGAATTTTTATTTGTTTCCGAATCTAAAAAGGTTAATCCTTCTAAAAATTGTTCTGTGATAGATTTCCCCTGCACATATAAAATATTGTTTTGTGCATTTGTAAGATTAGTATTATTAACAACTCCTGTAAATATTAAATCATTTGAAGTGACTGTTGTTGAATTAATTACATAATAAAATTCTATTTTGTCAGTAGGTTCTATTGTAATTCCATTAGTAAATAATTCATTATTATTATTTTGTATGCTAAAATTGAATGTGTCTTTCTTTGAACCTGAATTTAAAACTATCTTTTTATTAAATGAACCATTTAATGTGATATAAGAAGTTTCCCAACCTCCTTGTTTTTCATCACTTCTTTTATATAATCTTAATTCTGTAAAAACATACATTTATGCTGTCTCCGTTAAAGTTAATGAATATCTCCATAAATAAGCTACATCTGAATCCTTTGCATCTATATCTATTTTAAAATCATTTATAACTACTTTTACATATTGGCTTGTTGTTGCTGCAGTTGTACTTTCTGCACCTATTAAATAAGTTGGTTTATCTCCTGTGTTCACTTTTAAATATAAAGTATTAGGAGTGGTATTATCATATTTTATTTTAGCAAAATCTATTAAATACTTTTGTGAGATTAAATTAGTATCTGTTGAATTAGTATCAATAAACCCTGAAATATTTATTTTTGGGTTTTCAAATCCTGCATATTGTGTTTCTACTAATTCAAATTTATTAACTAATGGTGCAGACCTTGTTAAATTATTATAAGAATAAGTTAATTTAGCACCTAATAAACTTACTTCATTCCCTGAATTAATATTTGTGTTTTTAAGTTTAATGTCATCTGCCATTTTATTCTTCTCCTTGTTGTGAGGCTTCTACTAAATTTTGTAATTCTTCATAAGAGGGATTAGAGATATAATTATTTACATTAGTTATCATTCCATTGTCTGGTAAATTTAATCCTTCTAAAATACTTGTTTCATCTCCTGTTGGCATAATATCTTTTAAAGTTTCTTGTAAACTTTTTGCATCATCTTTAGTACCCATTAATTTCTTTTTAATTTCATCAATCAAAGTAGGTTCATTATCCCTCATCTTTTCAAGTTCTAATGCAGTTTGTTTAATGGCATACATTTCTGCTGCAACATCTGCTACATATTGAGAACCCATTGTACTGAAATCAGCAGTGCTTTGTTCAAATCCAAACCAACTTCCCACTTTAGATGCTGCAAATTTATTATAATAATCTACAAACTTGTTAAACATTTTACCTATTCTATTTAAAGTATTTTCTATAGATGTAGCCCAAGCATATTCTATTGATTTAATTGCATATTTAATAGAATTCCAAGTAATTGCCATATTATATCCTATCTTTTTTCTAAATATAATCACAGATGCAATCACTGCAGCAAATGCAGCTAATGCCCATACTGGAATTAATCCTATTGCAGCACCAATCCCTATAATTGCCATCAAAGCTAAAGTTAGCCATTTTAACCAAGTGGGAATCTCAGTTTGGAATGTTGCAGTGACTAATGCAATAGAAGCGACTATTGCTAAAATTGGTGCTAACATCCCTCTAAACATTAATAAATATATAAAATTAAATATTGGTTTTAATCCCAAGAATACAATTCCAAACATAGTTAAGATTCCTCCTATTGCTCCAATTACTAATAAAGTTTTAGTTAATAATTTTTGATTATTATCTATCCAAAAAACCATAGCATCTGCAATCCCCCTTATTGTTGGAATAAAAGGCATTAATACATTATTTAATGCTTCGCCTACTGCTAACCATACTGAATCAGTTACTCCTTTAAACATATCAAATACTGTAACTGCTCCTTCTACTGAATGTGCCACATCTTGAAATACTTTTGTAGAAGATTTCCAAATTTGGTTGAATACTCTTGAGATTGCCATTCCAAAGAACATCATAGACAAAGCCCACCCATCAAATCTATTAAAGAATTTGTTCAAAGAATTTCCTACTCTTTTAAACATCATTTTAGTTTGCATCATTTGAGGTTTCAAACTTTTAAATCCTTGTTTTAATTGATTTAACCCTTTTGTTAAAAAACCCATTTGGGATTTTATTTTCTTAAAAGTAGCAGACATCTCATCCTTTGCTTGTAATAAAACAGTTATAATTTCTTGAGTATTCATCTTTTCCTCTGATTTACTTTTTGTTGTTTTCTGTATTTCTTTAATCTTTTTAACAAATTTAATATAAAATTTATTGGGGCTTCATTAATTTCTTCATAACTCCAATGATATTCTTGGATTAATACGAACATGATTTCTTCATAATAATCATCAGAGGATTTAGATTCCCCTCTTACTAGATTATCTATTCTTTGCTGGAAGTTCATGTTTAGATGTATCAACACATAATTTAGTTAATGGTTCAATTAATTGAAATAAATTAGATGTTACAAATCTTTCTACTTCATCCTCTGGTAAATCTGGATAACTATTTGAAACCATTATCTTTTGAATTTCTGTTAATTTTGTTAAAGTATCTTCATCTAATAATTCCATTAACTCTTGTCCTGTTGAATTTTCTTCTAAAGTTGAAAATTTACTTAAGATACTAAATGCTTTTGGAAAATATTTAAAGGGAATTGCTTTAAATATAAATTCTTCTTCTCCTATTTTGTAATTAATATCATATCTTATGCTAGTTGTTAATTTACTCATTCTTCTTTTCTCCCAAAGGTTTTTAATCCTTTGTCTTTCTTTTCTTCTACCGGTTTATTTACTAATTGATTATACTTAATTTCTAAATCTTCTAATTTATCAAATAACATAGCAAACTTGTAATCTTCTTGTTGAGCTTTAACTAAAGTCCAAATCATTGTCCATCTGCTATCTCCGAAGTTTTGTTTACAAAAAGTATCTACCTCATTAAATATACTTAAAGGCATACCACTCACTTGAAAACTTCTAGTGATTAATTCACTTTCTACTCTATTCTTAAATTCATCTTCGTTCATTTCAATCATCTCTTCAAAAATAAAGGGTAAAAATACCCTTACTAAGTTTAAGCCCAGTCTGCTATTGCAGTTATTGCTGTTTTTGCAATTTGTAGATTTGCTACTCCTGCACTTGTAGTTGGACTTAATTTAAATGTGATAGTTCCTTTTAAGAAATCATCTGCTGAAGATTCTGGTTCAAAAGTAACTGCTCTAACATTGTTATAAATCCTACTATAATAATTAGTTCCATCAGTGAACTGAATACCAATAGTTTTTTGGATTGCATCTCCATCTGATTTAAGACCTGCACCCCATTTGTATGTATCAAATAATGTACTATCATCACCATATTCTAATATAACATCAAATGAAACTTCAATTTGTGTTCTAGGTTTAACTTTATCAATGTTTCCACCTCCAAAGACTGGATTAGATTCTACTTCTTCTTCTCCGCCTGATTCACTAAAGTTAGTGATGCTTCCTGTTATTGTATCTGCTCCTGTTGCGATTGCATCTGGTTCTGTATCTACTGCATTAATATATACTATTGCTTCTTCTGGTTGTATTGCTCCCATTGTATTCTCCTTTGACTGTAATTTATACGGTCATTCTTTTTAAACTCTTTCTGACCTTTTCTGGATAAAGCTCTTGTAAAGCTTTAACTGTCTTTTCGTAATAATGATATTGTCCTGATTTCTTAGTACCTTGATACCAACCTCTCTTACCATCGTTATACCAAATATGATATGGTCTTGCGTTACCTTTGGATTGTGCTTTTGGTGTTCTGGATACTATTTGCCATTGTGTTCCTTTTGGAATCACACTTACAGCTTGAATCATTCCTTCAAACTGTTTAGGCATCTTGTCTATTAATATTCTTGAACCTTCTATTGCTTGTGTTTTTGTTAAGTTAGGTATCTCAGTTGTAATCCATTTATCAAATTTTGTTAAATGTCTTGTAACTGCTCCAACCCCTGTAACTTTATAATTTACAGTAAACATTATCTCCTCTTAAAGGTTAATGTGATTGATTTTAAATGTACTTTGTTTTCATTAGGATTACTAAATGCAGGTACTTCATCCCAACCTGTTAATAATAATCCAGATATTGTTTTTAATCCAGAGATATTATCTATTTGGTCTAAAATATAATCTATGTTCTTTGTTTTCTTAGTATAAATATCTAACATAACTTGAATAGTATTAGTATTTTGTGTTCTATTGAAACTAAATTCATCTTTACCTATGTTTGCAGTATTGATAACTACTTCTGGTAAATTAGTTGTTTTATCTGTATATGCTCCAAAGATATTAACTCCTGATACACCAGTATTAGTATTATCATAATACTCTAGACTTGCAGCTACTAATAATGCTTTGATTTCTGTATAAATTGAGTTCCTCAAGGAACTATTACTTATTGTCATTCGGTTCACAACCTAAAATTCTAGCTACGCTATTATTTTTGATAACCTTAAAGCTATCGCAACCATATTGTTCTCAACATAATAGTCTTCAAATGTTTTAACTTCATAATCAACTGATTTAAAAGTTACTTTTTGTTTCATAAATACTGTAGTATTATAAGGAACTACTGCGTCCATGTCTCCTTCTTGTAAGTCTCCAAAAGGTAAATAATTTACCCTTCCTCCAAAAAGGTTATAAGGTACTATCCTTATAGATGTACTTGTTTCAGTAACATTTATCTCTGAACCATATTCATCATAAGAAATACTATCTTTAGAATAAAAAGAAGCGTCACTTGCCAACTTACCAGTTGCAAAGACTTTCTTTTCTAATTTATTCCTAAATTTAGTATCTAAACTCATCTATTATACCTGTATGTTTTAAATGAACCGAGTTTACCTATTAGTTCATTAATATCTGTTTTTAATTGTCTTACTCTATCAGCACTGAAATTAGAAGGGTCACTTATTGAAATTGCACCAACTGTTACATTTCCGCCTTCTTCTCCTGACTGACCATTTACTACAGTTTCAATAATCCTAAGAGAAACCCTCTTTGCAACTATTAATGTTACAGTAGGATTAACTGTTTCATAACCATAAGCATAACTTAATTTACAATTTTGTACACCTGTATAAGGTTGTGTACTACCATGAAAATGTAATTCTCCTTCTGTTTTATAAATAATATAATTTGCTGATGAAGTTCTTCCTTCTGTTAAAGTTATCCAATTCTCTGTTGCTGCTTCAATTCCATTTCTTTCAGTAGTAAAGCTTGTAATACTTATTAAAGGAGCATAATTAGTCCTTAGTATTCCTGACCCATCATAATCAAGATATTCATCTTCTACAACTTCATAACCCCAAGAAGTATTAGTTTCTCTTTTGAGTAAATCTGATTCTTGTTTAATCCATTCTTCTACTGTATCAGTAGATGGAGTGGTGGAACTAGTTATACTTAATCCATTTAGTTCGTTTTTTATGTCTGTTGTATCGCAATATTTTGCCATTTTAGTCTTCCTTACTATTATAACTCATAAGTTATCCTTTATATACTTATCGGTTTTGCAGGTTTATTTCCATAAAACTGTAAGTGCAAATACTATTAAAGTGATTGCACCAGTATATCCTGCTAATTTTAGATTCACTTTATCCATCTTTTTCCATAAAGACTCCACAGATGATTTATCTGCTTTAGCTGTTAAGGATTTATTAATAAATGTTATGTGGTCATCTAGTTTACATAATATTTTATCTTGTTGTATTTTGTTTTCATTGCTATCTTCTTTACCAGATAATATATGTTCATCTAGTTTTGTCTCTATATTTTTAATATCACTTTTCATTATAGCAATCTCCACTTCTACTTTTTGTTTCATTTTAGTTAATTAAATAAAAATAAGGGGAAATCCCCTTAAAAAATTTAAGCAATATAAGAAGTGATGGTACAAATACCAGCCCCTCTAAGAACTTTTGCGTCGTAATCAACTACACCAACTACTTTGTGTTGTCTGTAATCAATTTCTAAATCCCTTAAGATATAAGGCATTCTTTTGTAAAGAGTTCCAAATGGTGGTACACCTTGTTGGTCTTTACCTAACATTAAAGCTTTAGCTTCATTTGAAGCAGTGGTTACTGATTCAGTAGCAAATACTTCAATACCTAAGATAGTTCCAATTAAACCAGTTTTAGCAACTTGGTCACCGAAGTAATCAAATCTTTTAAATTGGTCTTCATCTTCTAAACTAGCTAATTGGTCATAGTTTACAACGATTGCATAAGGATTAACTTTTGCTTTTCTTAATACTTTTTTAGCACTAACTAAAGTACTATAATCTAGAGTATCAGTAGATGCAACTGAAGTTCCACCACCAACAAAGATATTACCTGATGCTCCTGCTACAACTGTAGAGTAAATATCAGCGTCAATCATTAATGCTAAAGCATAACCTAATTGTTCAACCATTTCATTCATAACTGGGATGAATGCTCTGTCTAATTCTTTCTGTGAAACTTGCATACCAGTTGCACCTTCACTTGGACTAAAAACTACTTGAGTTTTAGTAAAGTCTTGGTAACTTACTGCTGCTGTTTCTGCTACTGCTGAAGCTGCTACTGGTGCAACCCCTACTGTAACATTGAAAGTATCTCCTGCTACATTAGTTCTATTATATACTTTACCTAATTTTTCAAGAATTAAGTTATCTTTTAAATATCCTAATGTTTCTTTTTCCCATAATTCTGGGTTTACATGTCCTGCACTTGTGTCTGATGTAATAAAAGCATTAGCATCAAATGCGTGGATTGCAAATTCTCTTGTATCCATTTTAATTTATCCTCTATATTTATTTGTTTTGTCTAAAAACTTCTCCCATGCTTCTTGACTTCCTTTGTTAATATCTGTAAGGTCTTCTTCTGTAAAGGAAGGTGCTGAAGGTACATTTGGAGAGGGTGACTGTGATATAATTTGTTTAGATTGTCCAATCTGAGAATTAAGAGTCTTAACTTCTTCTTCGTGTTGTTTCTTTTGTTCTAACACTAAAGATTCCATTTTCTTTTTCTCTTCTTCAATCTCTTGTAATTTCTTCTTCATATCAAGCATTTCTTGTTCTTTAGCTATTTGCTCTCTGATTTCTTTCTCTTTTGCTTCTGCATCAGATTTAGCTTTAGCTTCTTCTTTTTGCTTGATTTCTTGTTCTATCTTTTCAATATCTTCATTTTTTACTTCTTCATCTGCCATTTCATTTCACCTATTTGTATTTCAATAATTCTTCATTATGATGTTTGATTATTGCTTGTTTCTCTTTTAATGTTTCTTCAAGATTCTTTATCATTTCTTTCTTAGCATAGATTTCCATACCATAATTATAAATGAATCTTTCATTAACAATCTTTTGTTGTGCAATTAAATATTTTTTATATTTATCTTCTTTTTCATATTCAAAATCTGGTTTAATCTTTAAACATTTATCAATTACTAATTGTTTAATATCTTGTTTAAGTTTGTATTCATCTTCCATGAATTGAAGAGTTTTCTTCTCAAATGGAATACTAATATTTAACTTCTCAAGATTGATTTCTTCAAGTTTAATTTTGTCTTGAATATGTTTTACTATACTTTTTTGTTCATCTGCTTTTAAAGCATTCTTTCCAATTTCTGTCATTTCATTTCACCTATGTTCAACGGTCTTTGACCCATAACCAATTCTGATTTATATGTTCTAACATTAAGTTAGTATCCACATAAACAGGTATGTCCTTTGCTTTTAAATCCAAATAAAATATTGAATCTGTATGCATTGAATATCTATCTGTATATTTAAACGGAAACTCTTTGAATATATTCTTTTTTATAAGAACACAACCAAGTCCCATTCCCCCTACTTGTTGAATCCCTTGACCCAACATTTTGTATCCTTCCTCTACCTCTACAAATTCTAATAAATTATCTTGGTAAGGTTGTTGGATACATATTCTTCTTGGAGCGTCAGTAGAACCTTTAACACCTACTTCATATACCCCCCCTATAATATCTTTGTTTTTATTAAGTAATCTTTGTATAATATCAACTGGAACTATTATATCAGTTTCAATCATCATGATATAATCATAACCATTGTCTAATGCATATTGTCTTATGTATTCTGTTGAATGTGCTATAGACCTTCTACTTGTAGTATCTCTTGGTAGATGTATAATCTTTTTATACCCTTGTCTTCTTAGCTTGGATTGGTATGAGGTCCCTTTAGAGTTATCCACAACTAACCAATCATAGTTTTTATAACTTAAATTGGTTATAATCTTATACCATTGATGGAAGATATAATCCTTCCCACGATATGTCGGTGCTGCTACTAAAACTCTCGGTTCATCCATTTCAAATCATCTCAATTAACTACACTATTGCTACTGTAGTTCTGGGATTGATAGGGTTATTATCTAAAGCTAAACCCAATATCTTTCCACCCATTAACTTACCTTCTGATTTCATATTAGAAGGTATGTGTGCTTCAATACTCATGCTTTTATACTTTTGTATTTGTTTAATATATCTTTTATCTATCAATGCTTTAATCCAAAGTTTACCTTTCTCATAAATTGCTTTGATTACTCTTAATACTCCTTTTCTTTCTGTTAAAGCTTTTTTATAAAACTCTTTAGTAGGAAGGTGACTATACTTCATAATTAGTTCTTTGTATTCTGAATGAGAAATTCCACCAAAGATTCCTCCTTCATTGATTTGTTTAGCAAAATCCATTAATGCTGATTCAGTAAATTGTGTTCCTTCTAAATTAGGTAAGGTATCAGTTAAAACTCCTTCTATATAATAATTTCCATCTTCTGCATGAGTTACAAAAGTATCTTCTTTAATATCTAAATCAAAAGTATAAAAGTTAAAATCAAAGCCATGTGCTACCCATTTACCGTCTACTTTCTTTAATTTAGATTTAGTACTTTGCCATGCAGTTTTAGCTGCAATATTAGAATCCTTTGTTCTGTTTAAAGAACCAACATAAACTTGTTTATAATAATCTTGGACAGGTTTAGGTAAACTGGAAATATGCTCTGGAATCATTCTTCATCCTCCATTACATAAGGATATTCATTGAATCCTTTTGAGTGTCCTACTAATTGTTCTTTTCTTGTAGTGGATTGTTCTCCTGTTCCTATGTTCTTAGAAGATTCATCTGAAGCTTTCCTTTGTCTTGAAGGATACATATCTTCTGATTTCTCACTAGATTGTTCCTTAACTTCTGGTTTAAATAGTTCTTCATCTATTAACTCACCTTCCACAGGGAAATTAACTGAATGTAAATATTCTTCTACTTTCTTAGCAGAGAAACCAATAGTTTTCATTCTTTCTGCATTTTGTAAGACTGTTTCAAGATTAGTTTTAGCAGGGTTATTGAATTTAATAATTATTTTTGGGAAACCCATCTTAACAAATAAATCATTAACATAAGCTTCTTCAATTACTTGATGGACTGATTTGATTCTTGTTATTAAGAAATCTTCTTGCTTATCTCCAGAACTTCTATTTGAATTACCTGTTTCATTTGCTGCAATACTTGGTACTTGCATAAGTTTTAATATATTACTATCACATTTATCAATTAATGCTAATGCTTTGTCTGCATCATTTAAATCACCAAGAACTATCTTTTCAATTTCTCCTGAGAAGGGTAAATGTTTTGTTATATCATTCTCTGTTCTTTTAATATAACTTAATAAAGTTTTAACACCATCATCATTTGATTCTTTTATATTTAATAAGTTTCTTTTCTGGTTTGTTCCAAAGAACCAACCATAATATGCATAAATATAATTCTTTAATAAAACATATTTATGAACACTGCCTATAGCAATATCACTCCATATATTTTCACCTAAATCATCTATACTAATATGTGTGACTTCATCGGTAGTCCATGAAGGATAATCTCCTTCTTTATAATTTTTAATCTTTTGAATATACTCAACTATCTCTCCGTGTTCAGTTGTGATAGGTTCAGTTTGAGTTGTATCTAATATATGTAATTCTTTGATTTTAGAGTTTCCATCTTTTACATTTTCAATGAAAACATTATTAAAACCAAAGAGGTTAGAAAAAGACTTTCTTAGAATTTTATCAAATCTTACTTTTTTCTTAACTTCCTCAAATGATTTAAGATTAGACTTGGGGTCTAATGAAGAAATAGAATAACCATATTCTAAACTTTTATCGGTTAGTGTCACTATTGCTGCTTTAACAGTTTCATCCTGTCTAATATCTGCTAGTGCTTGCGCTCTGTCAAAATTAGGGTATATCTCATATCCTTTTTTGTCATTTGGTATTGCAAGATAATAGTCATTAATGAAACCTTTAGACGCGTGACTTATAGTTTCTTTTGTGTTTACCATGGTAAAATTGAAGAGTATTATCTACTCTCCTCAATAGTATAACTCATAAGTTATCCTTTATAAAGGTTTCGGTTTTAGACCCTTATTTGGCTTTATTTGGGAAGATTTCTTGAATATTGACATGAAAAGTAGGTATTTTGTCTAAATTATCTAAATAAAACCTAATATTCTTCAAAACGTTATCGCAACTCTTATTAAACATTTGTTTTGCTTCTTCTTTAGTTTCAGGTATGAGTTCAATACTTGCGTTATCTTTCTCTAATGCTTTCTCAAAACCTACTGCTGATACTAATTCTTGGAATTGTTCATCATTTAAAACGAATTTGTATTTATTACCTTTTTGATAATATCTTCTGTATTTCATTCTTCATCCCACTCATATATTTTAAATCCTGCTTTCTCCTCTAAAAAGAAGAAACTGCTTATAACAAAACTATCTATGCTATCATCACTTCCACCTTTAGGACAAGCTATTCTTGTACTTCTTGGAGTTTCTTCTTCTTCCATAGCTTTCATCTCAGCTGCTAATTGTTTATCATCATAAGATACAATTTTACCTTGATACATCTTAGCTCTGAACTGAACATACTTCTTAACTTTATCTTTCTTGAAACTCATAAGTTTGACATTAACACCTGCTTTTTCTAAAGCTTGTATCAAATGTCCTGCTGCTGCGCAATCATCGACGATTACTCTTTGGATGTTATACTTAGGTATCAAAGCAATTATATCTTCTACTATTGTTAAATCTTCTTCAGCGTTATATCTATGATTCCATATCCTTCTAATGATTTTATCATCATCTAATCGTGTAACAGTCAATACACTTCTACTTCTCTTGAATCCTATGTCTACTCCTAAATCACAAGGTTTAGAATAACTATCCCATCTTGATTCAGTTTTATCCATCATCATATCTACTTTCTCTGCATCAAAGAAAGCTTGACCGTCTGCTGTGAAACTAGCTTCATATTCTTGTTGGAACTTCTTAGATTCTCCTGATTGTTCTAGTTTAAGTTTAGTAACTAATACTGCTTCTCTTTCTTCTTGACTTTCTATATGGTCATAATGTAACCACATTCTGTAATATGAGTTCTCCTCATGTTCATCAAATGGGTCAAATGATTTAAAGAACCAACCTCTTTGACCGTTTGGAGTAGTCGTAACAATGCTGTGCCCTTTTGTACTTCTCATAGTAGGTTCTGCTATAGTAGAATAAAAGTCTTCCATTTCAAAGAATGCTGCTTCATCCATAATAACTTTACTGAATGTATAACCTCTTGCACTTTCTGTTGCAGGCACACATATAATCTCACCTATCTTGTCACCTTCTGGAACATATACTTTCTTTTTGTTTTCTATCTTACCTACCAGTTTCCTAAAAGTAATATGTAATTTGTTATTGCTATCTGTTAAACGAGATGACTTGTGAGCTGAGAACCACCCATACTTTAAACCGTACTTCCTCTTAAGATGCATATCCCCTGTGTCTATTAATGTATTAATATCGTCCATTAGTTTCTTTGCTTGTCCTTCTGATTTAGACACTATACCTATAATAGTCCTATTACCTTTTGAACTAACAGGTAAGATGTTATATATTGAATGATGTAAAGCTATAACTGCATCTGCAAAACTCTTACCAACTTGTCTTGGTGTGCAAGCTAAGATGTCTTCGTTGTTCTTCATAACTTCTCTGAATAACACGTGTTGCCAAGTATAAGGAGTGATACCTAATTGATGATAACAGAAATAAGTTATATTGTCTCTGCATTTCTTAGGAAATACTTTCCCTCCTACTGGAAGAACTGTACATATATCATCTCTTTCTTTTATATCTTTTTTAGTTATTTTAGTATAATCCATTTTTATCCCATGTTCCTTTTAAATAATGTGTTCCTTCTTTGTCTTCTTGTTTGATAAAGAAAGAAATAATATCTTTACCAGAATAAGTGTATTCTAATAAAGGAGTCTCCCTTAACTTATTTAAATTATTTAACACATCTAATAGTTCTTTCATTCTACTGCCACAAACATATCTTCTACTTCTTCTCCTTTTTGTTGTTTCTTCATTTTGTAATCCATATTGGCTTTACCTATATCAAGATTAAGCTTGTTAGCATCAAGAATCATTTGTTGTAACATCTTGAAGTTCTTTTGATAGTTCATATCTTCTAAAGGTATCTTACCTCTGTCTTCTATTGCTTTCTTGAGTTTGAGTAAATCCATCTCAAGTTCTTTAATCATAACCATATAATTAGCAGAAGTCCCACCAACACTTGCATAGATTTGTAAGAAAGCTTTAAGATGTTCTTGTTTCTGTTTTAACCATTTACCATCATTAATTAAATCAGTTACAAAGTCTCCTGTTTCTTCTGGTTTATATTGCTCTACTGCTTCTAATGCACCTGTTTTCTTTAACCAGTTATTGATATTACTACCTTTAGTGTCTCCTTTCTTTAAAGCCCTCACTGAACCTACCATTGCTTTACTAGATGCTTTTTGTTTATTGCTTACCATTCTTTCTCCTTATTAACGCAATCACGTTCTTTACTTCTTTACCATCTAAAAAGATTTTATACTTCTTTGCATCTGGATGAGAAGGAGTAATCAGTTCATCATTTACTGCTATTTTGTATTTAACTAAGACTGTATGTTCAATCTCATTGTATTCTATGTTAGGAGTTTCCATTAGTCTTCACCGTATACCCACATGCTACCCTCTGAGAAAGAGTGATACAAGTTACCTTTCTTGAAAGCTACTCCCTCACCAGTCATCTTCTTAAAGTCTTCCCAGTTGGCTAAATGAATGATTAATCCTTCTGTGAAGGAGATGTCTAATACTTCTATAGTTTCCATAAGATGTGGTAGGCAGTACTAGTATATAAGCTTTGTGGTTCTGGAAACTATATATTAAAGTATATACAATGCTTGTAATGCTTTAAACCCAAAGCTTTAAATACTAGAATTACTTTCCATATAGATATAATATAACTTAAGTGACTTAACACCGTTAATATGTATCAAAATGCAAAGGTTTATAAATGATAACTTATGAGTTATATTATTAGAGAAGACAGAATATTGAATAACTTTTGTAACAAAAAGCTCATATTCATAGCTGAAGGAAACTAATGAAGCATCTTTTCTAACACACACATAAGTATCCAATCGGAAGAAAGGATACTTACTCTGAGTAAAGGAGTATAGGTCGGGTGGTAATCAACCTTTTCTTGAAATAGAAATGGAATAACACCCCTTCAAAGAACCAGCCTGTGCGAGTCGGAAGGTTTCCAGTTAAACTGTTTCGGACTGACTAACTTTACAAGACAGTATATGTCAAGGATTAATAAGTAAATAACCTCTAGTAGGTTTCGTTATATAAAAATAAGACAACACAGGCGAACGATTAGTGAGCCTGTAAAATAAAAGCGTTCTTACTAAAAGCTTGTAATGCTAGTTAATACATCTCATTCTTAATAATAACAAATAATATCCCTTAATAATTCATTATAGTTACAAATGTTAGTAACGTATACATATTATTACATTTATTAGTCACCTATTGTTACATTTATTAGTAACGTATACCCTTAGTACATACCCCTATATACTACCCTATACGTATTCATGAAGTAATGTTATCTTGTTACTTTTAGTTACTTAGTGAGGATAGGTAATAGTATTATTTTGGTATTGTATGAAAATGTTAATCTCTCTTTATCTCTTGTAATCAGTAACATATCTAATAATGCTTATCCCTATATTGTTTACTTCTATTCTAAGATATTATTAATTTATTATTATATTGTGACATATTATACCATTATCCCTACTTCTATTCGGAATTATCCCTTAATATGACTAGTGTCACTCAGTAGTGTTTACTATAGTTTATATACTAGTGTCACCTATATACTATTATGAAGATAAGCAAAGACTTATCTCAATAGGTGATGATGATGAAAATAACAACTATCGAATATAAACAATCTTACTTTATGCAAATGGTTAATACTATCATTAGCATAACTAAGAAACTAACCACAACCAAAAGAGGTTATATTTTAGTAGGTAGTCAAACAAAAGCATATAATCCACGATATGCAAGATATACTAAATTGGTGGAATAAATGAACTTTATTTCTTTTTTTTATTTTTCTTTATCTAAGTTTGATAAGAATTTATTATTAGCTTATCAGAACTTCTTAAGAATAACAAATAAAAAGAACAGTTTACTCAATGGGTTTATATTTAGCTCAATAAGTTTATACTTTTCTTTTAAAGTATTAGATTTATTAGCTATTGCTATAAATTATATATTGTAATATACATAATAAAGAATAGTTCAAAATGCAAACATTTATATAATTTGTGATTAATACACATATTAAAGGCAAAAACAACAAAATCCTTATTAAATGCGAAAGCAATTAAAGGTGTTTAAAGGGCAAGAATCTTTTAAACCAACATAAAAAAACCAAAAGGTGAAAAAATGACAAACGAAATATACGAAAACGAGGAGATTAAAATAATCTCATATTTTAACGGAGAAAGAAAAGTTTATAAAATTATAATTAATGGGGCTTTAGTTGAGATAAGCCATAGACAAGACGATTTAAAGAGGTGTTTATAATGAAAAAAGAAATAAGTTTAAACGATTTTATAAGAGAATTTGAAGACTGCAATAGAGATTATTTTAGTTATGAAGGATATCAAGCCCTTTATGATTACTATGATGAATTTGAAGACTTTAACTTAGATGTTATCGCTATTTGTAGTGAAGTTACGGAATACGATGAAGACGAACTATTCAATGATTATGGTAAAGAAGAAGACTTTAAAGAGTTTAAAGAAGAGAATAAAGACATTTATGACGATGAAGAAGAGTTTAAGGAAGAGTATATTAAAGAATTAGTTGAAGAAATGCAAAATAACACCACAGTGATTAAACTAGATAACGGAAGTTACTTAGTTTGGGAGTTTTAAAATGACAAAAATAGAAAACTTAAATGGATATGCTAATCAATTTTTGATTAGTGAAGATAATAAAATAACATTTCAAAGTTATGAATCCGAAATATGTTATCTGGAGAATGATAAACTATATTTAAAGGATTCTATGTGGGATTATCCAGTCACAACTAGAAGGTATTTTAAAGCTTTTATTAATCAATACACATCATTTACTTATGAGAATAAAGCACAATTCTTAAAAGAGATTAAGCAAAATGATAAAATAGAGGTGTTATAAATGATAAATACAAATGAAATACAGGAAGTAGTAGAACTAATTAAAAAGATGAGTATTCATCAAAGAGAGATAACAAAGAATTATTTAAACGAGATGTTAAAATGAGTGACCACTGGTTAAACGAAGCTATGCGTCAAAGTGACGCTAACGCATTATACGGTGAATGGGTAGACGAACACGAACAAGAGATTTTAGAAGCTTATATTGAATCTTTAGAGTTTGAGAATGTACCTGATGACTTTATACAAAATCAATATGAAATAGCACAAAGGAGAGAAGATTAAAATGGGGTTAGAGATTGATAGACTAGAACAGAACAAAGATTATGTAGTATATAACAACACAACAGGGCAAATAGATACTTTTTATGGTTGGAAAAGCTTTGTAAGTGTAGTTAAACAAATTATTCCACAAAATAAACAAGTTAAAGACTATTTTAGGTATGATGAATTAGTAGATGCTATTGCTGAATTAGACGATGATATAACAGAATTAGATAAATACTTTGGAGTGTGGGAAAAATGAATATGAATAAAAGTTATTTAGACAGTTTTAAAGATGAAATATGGGAGTATTATAGTTATTGGTTGCAAGAGAACTACTCAGATGAGTTACATTGTAAGGATGATTTAATACAAGCTGAGGAAAGATTATTACATCTTGATGTGTTTGTGTTACATCTTAAATCTATTGCAGAGAGGTTATAAAATGAGTTTCAGAGGAGCATTACCAAAATCAAGGAGAGCTTGTGCAACTTGCAAAACAAGAACAACTTTTATTTATAATGAGAAAACTGGACACTCAGAATGTAAATATTGTCATAATTGGACAACAACTAAACAAAAACATTATTTAAAGGGAAATATTGTGAGGTTATAAAATGAACTACGAAGAAATCAAAAAGAATAAGTCTTTATTAGACTTTGAAGGTGAAGAAGATGAAGAAAATGCTTAAAGAACTACAAATTATGAGAACTAAACTAGATGAAATGGGAGACAGAATAGCTGTTTTAACATTCAGAACTAAAGCTATGGTTAATTATTATAAAAAATTAACCTTAGAACTTAAGAAAGAGGGATTAATAAAATGAAATCACTAATAAATGCAAATCAAGTTGCAATTATGACCTTAGGAGAAGAAATACAACAGATTAAGAAAGAAATTACGCTATTAAAGGCGTTTAAGGAGGATAGAAAATAAAATGGCATACAAACCAAGTACTAAATTAGATAGTGTTACCCTTAACAAATGGGTTAAAACTAACAAAAATAATACTAAACCATTATTCCAACACGAGAAAGTAATTATAAATGATTATTATAACCAGTATGAAGACAATCAATTTGGAGATAACGTGATAATAAGAAGAAGTTACTAACTAAGTCTTATGTGTGTGTGAGTAAGACAAGTAAGGGTAATCTAAGCAGATTATCATAAAATGGTATTAACATAAGCCTAAAATAAAAGGCTGTTAGAAGGCATCTAATAGAGGTAAAATGAACACAAAGGAACTTAACAAATATCAGTATTGGAATGGGTATAGAAATCCTATCTTAACTCAAGAAAGATTAACTAAGTTAATCAATGTTATGGGTTCAGATTGGAAGAGAAGAGTAGATTTAACAAAGCTTACTAAATTAGACCATAAAGTAACTGGTACAGTTATTAACTTAGGATTAAAGTATGAATTAATCCAAGCAAGAATCATCCCTAACTGGTTCTTTAAACAAAGATGCACAAGAAAAAGTAGAAAAGGTAAGATAAAACACACATATTACAAACTAACACGATATGGTAAACAAGAAACTAATATACTAAAGAATATATTAAGAGACCAAAAGCACAAGAACTTAGAACCTTAAACCCATAACTATATAAGTAAGTGGAAAATACTATATAGTGAGCGAAGCGAACGGAACTAAGCAGGGGGGTATCCCTTAACACGAGGGGGTTTATCTGAGCAAAGCGAAGATAAACCTCTGAGTGTTATCTTCCTAACTGGTTCATCTATATAAGAGGTACTAAAATGAATTATGATAAAAGATACATAAAGAATAAAGAACCATCTAGAAGGAACACTCCTCTGAAAGAGAAAGTTACTAAGAATGGTTGGATAATCTTAACCATAATTGGTTTGATTGTGTTGTGGTTATTATGAAAAGATGCGAAGGATGTGGTAAAGAAGGATATGAAACAACTTGTCCTTATGCAGAAGAGATACATAACACTATTATCAAAGTCACTTTATGTGAGAGATGTTATAACGAAAGATTAATGGATATTTAAAATGAAAACTAACAAAGAATCATGGGAAGATGAAGGTGATATATTTATTACACCAGAAAGACATTTATTGTTAAGATTAAACGAGGTAAGAAAATGAAAACAATTAAATTAGAAAATGGTAAAACAGTAGAAATTAGTGAAGAAAGTTATAAAGCCTTACAAGATAGTATTAAAGAAAATTATGTTATTAATAATAATTCTGCTGTTGTTGATAAATATAAGTATGTTTCTGAATTAAGTAATGATAATAAAATAAAAACCACGATTAAAAAAGATAAACAAATTTATGTTAATATGGTTTTTGCAAGGGATAGTGTATTTGGAAAGAATTGTGTTTTTATAAAATGTGAGTTTGGTTCAAGTTGTAAATTTGGTTCAGGTTGTGAGTTTAATACAAGTTGTGAGTTTGGTTCAGGTTGTGAGTTTAATACAATTTGTGAGTTTAATACAAGTTGTGGATTTGGTTCATATTGTGAGTTTGGTTCATATTGTGAGTTTGGTTCAGGTTGTGAGTTTGGTTCATATTGTAAGTGGGGTTCAAATTGTAAAAAACAACTTCCTTATTGGGATAAAAACGGAAAACATGAATGAGGTGATGAAGAATGAAAACAACAGAAGATATAATTAAACTATCAAGATTATGTAATCAAGATAAAAAGTTTATGAAGAAACAATGGGTTGAAGTTGATAAAGTTAAAGAAACTATTAATAAGTTGGATTTTTGGGAAGTTAAACTTCAAAGAAGGAAGATAGATACTCTTGATTTATTAAAAGAATTAGGATTGGGTGATTAAAACGGAAACAATTAAAGAATTATTTGGTGATGAAGAATGAATGAAAGCTTAGAATTACATATAAAAGATGAAGAACAAAGACAACAACACCCTAATTATTTTGGAATAAGGGAAATTATACAAGACCAGTTAGACCTGCAACAAGGGATAATTAAAAGTAGATATTTATTAAGAGACTTAAATAAGAAGTTCGATATTAAACATAACTACAATTTAGGTTATCCTGCAAAAGGAATTAAACAATTACCAAGAGCAGAATACGAAGGTAAAAAAATTTACACAATAGCAAGAGTATTAGGATTGTATAAGGTGTTAAAATGAACTTTTTAGAAGCAAGTAAAATGAAAGAAGGAACATTATTTAATGTTATAGTTAAGACTCATAGAGGAGGTTGGTTAAATTGTTATTTTGAGAATGGAATGGTTAAAAAAAAAATAGGGAGTAAATTAGCAGCAACAGTTGATGTATTTAATGCAGATTGGGAAGTTGTTGAAGAGGATAAAGATTGGAATTTAGCAGATAGTGAATTAGGCACTACAATTGATATTAGCAGATGGGATGATATTAAGAAATGCAGGGATTTGATTATAGAAGACTTAAAATATTTAAAACAACATCATATTATAATTTTAGATATTATTAATAAAAGATTTGGTAACTTGTAAAATGAGTAGAATCCAATACAACTGGTTAATAAGAATATCTGCTTTGGTATTCTTTGGATTATTATTAGCTTATGTAGTTAATGCAGAAATAATCACAACAACATTAACTATTGACAACACAATATACCCTCAAACTGGTGAATGTATTAAAGGGGTTTGTCAAGAAATAGTTAATAATACAAAATATGTGAGATGGTAAGAATGCGAGAATATGAAATATTTTTAATGTCTTTAGATTTATCTATGGACAATGAAGACAATTTACCAACCTCAAAAGAATTGAAAAAATTAACTAAACAAGAGATATGGAGTTTACTTGTAAGTTGGAGTGAAACAGAATGAATGAAATCTCTGTTAAAGCGTTCCACGAGAGAATGAGTAATCCAGAGTATAGGAAGTATGTATTCAAAACTATATCTTCCAGTAACATAAAGCTTAAATATAACCTAAGCTACCCAATATTAAAAGGTGATAAAATGAGTTTAACAATACCAAAACCCAATAAATGGGATACAAGAACAACCGACATCCACCACCAAGTATTTATTAAAATAGCAAGTGAACAAATTAAAGGCACACCAGAAGAGATTATCAATTATGCTAAAAATTTAGAAAAAGTATTTGATAACTGGGAATAACAATCACTAAACAACACTTGAAAATGTTAACGGTTTGATTCCGTACAGTAATCAAGTAAAGCAACCAAATTTTCACAAGATTAGTATGATAAGAAGTCTAGGGAAAATCGTAGTTTGGTTGTGTTGGGTGAAATCAGTTAAGAGGTTCTGTCAAAACCTCACACATTCACAGGAAGCATAAAGAATAACGGAGGAAAGCTCGTCACTTGATAACAACGTTTGAAGTCTTCCTTTTATAATCAAGGAGAATAACAATGGCAACATACACTTTTAGAATAGGTACTAACAATAAAGAGAGCATAGGAGTTATGGAACTTATGACAGATAATATAAATGAGTTTGAAGAAGCTGTCATTGATGTTAAAAAGATGTATTACAAACACAGAGATTTAGCAATCAATGACAGAGAAAGACAAAGATTATTAATTAACAAGGAGTTAAGAAAACAAAAATGAAGAAAACTAAATACGAATACTTTATGCCAAGAAGCATATTAAAAGATTTTATTACAGAATTAAGGGTTGCAGATAACAAGGATACTTTATTAGTAAAAATAGAAATAAGAAAAGATTTACAAGGATTTAATATAGAAAAGAAGGTAATGAACAAATGAAACCAACAATAACAACTAAATTATTTGATATTCCAGTTATGGATATTATCAAAGCACTTAATATCAAAATCCTTAAAACAGAAGGAATTGATTTTGTAGAATACAACAACTTGGATGATACTTTATTAATACAAGTATCTGACGCAGAAGAAAACAATGAGGTATAAAAATGGAATTTGACGTAAAAACACATGAAAAATATGGGGAGAGTAAATCTCCTAACTGGAAATCAATGAAACCAGATGAACAAATTAAAGTAACACCTGTAGAACTACTTAAAGAAGGAGAAGCTTCTAAAGATGGTAGGTCTTGGAAATGGTATCTGTTTAAATTTAAAATAGATAACCAAGAAATGAGTGGCTTTGCACCAGTAGGTTGGATGGCAAAAGAGTTCAGAGCTAACTTTGGAACTGAATTAACAGTTACAAGATATATGGATTTAAAAGCTAGTAAGTTATACTTCAAAGTAGAAGGAGGAGTTAAAGCTCCTAAAGAAGAGATTCCTTTTACTGCTTCTACTACTTGTAAAGATGAAGATGGAGAGTATAGTGATAAACAAATCGCAGACCTAATGAAAGAAGCTAATATGTTTGATGATTTAGCAACGTGGAAAACTATTTATAAAGAGAAAGGTTCAACAGAAGCAAGAGCAACCGTTGTCTTTAACAACAGAGATAAACTATGAGAACCTTAGACCCTTTGCAACAAGTAACTAATACTTTATTTTTAGTATTAACTTGGTTATGGATTGCAGTAGGAATTGGTTATGGATTTAAGTTTTTAATCAATCTTTTTTAATTTACTTTATATTTTATACAAGTTATGGAGGTAACACAATGAAAATAGAAAAATTATTAGGAAAAGCAAAGAAAGATTTAAAAACAGACAGTGAAGCACTTGCAGTTGAAGTATTAAAATCAAGTTTATTAGATATTGAATCTGCTAAAAAAACATTAAGAAAATTAGAAAAATCTCATAAAATTTTATTAAAGACAGATATTGATGAGTTAGAATTAAATGGGTTTGAATACTGATGTTTGATTCTACAACCACAGTGACTTTAAATTTATCTGATAATAAAGGTAATGAAGTTACTTATGGGGGTAAAGATTCAATTATCACAAGTATGGATTTACAAACTGAAAATAATTTTGATGTTGTAGATTTTGGAAGTAAGGTAATCCCTCTTGCACCAAGCCCTATTAAACTCAGTTTAGAAATATTAATCCCTTCTGAAAAGTATTATGAACTTTATAAAGAAGGAAATTATTCTCCTAAAATAAGTCAGAAAAAAGTAAAAGATTGTAGTATTCAAGAATTATTATTTGCAGTAAGGAAGAAAATAAAGTAATCTTATGGAGGTAAGACGATGTTAATTATACCAAAACGAAAAGTAGTCAAGACTATGCACATAGGAATCACAAGTGTATTCCAGTTTGATATTTATGAGGATGGAACATCTTCTCAACCTAAAGTTACTAAAAGTTATAACTTTATTCCAGGAGCAGCCAAGAAAAAGAAACCAGTTAATACTCCAAAAGTAATCCTAATGGATGAAGAAGAGGAGGTATACTAAATGAGTGTAGAAAAACAATGGCATTTTAAAACTTTGTCAGAATTTAAGAATTATTATTTTAAAGGTTTGATTACTAAATCAATGCAAAGTGGTGAACAGATTTATATTAAATCTTTTATTAATGAGAATGGGTTTGAAGAAGCAGATGTTAATTTCTTTTTACATCCATTCAAGAAAGATAATCTTATTTATCTTTTACCTTCACAACATGTATTGAATTTACCTGTTTTAATCAAATCAGAGAAACAAATTGCTTATTCAGGTAAAGGATATAGGATTCCCACTTATAAAGAACTTCCTAAAGGAATCAAGTTTGATGTTAAGAATATGAGGATAGAACCTAAACATGTTATGTCAGCACCTGATTTATTAAAAAGGTTATTCCCTATAGATAAAACTAATAATCTTCATGGAGATTTGTATAAGATAATAGGATTAGCAGCATACTTAGATAGAATCAATGTAAGGATTGCAACTGAACCTTCTTTTGGGAAAACAAGTTTATTCTCAGTTATGAAATCATTATTAAATGATGTAGCAATCATAACTAATCCTACTCTTGCTAAACTTAAATATTTGACAGATAGTAAAGTATTAGTAATAGATGAAGTATCTTCAGCTAAAGCAGAAAGTAAGAAAGATATGGAACCTTTTAGTCTTGCTTGTGCTGCATTTGATATTAGTTATGAGAATCCATCTAAAGGTATTAAAGGTGTAGCAGAGAATATGAATATAGAAAATATGTCATTAGTATTTATTTATAATACCCTTAATAATTACAGCACATCTAATAAATACTTTGATTTCACTTGGGAGAATAATGGTGCTATGAATAACAGAATCTTTCCTTTGGTGTTTGATGGGTTCCCTAAGAATAAATTTAATCAAGTAACAAACCACAAACAAGAAGCTATTAATAACATAGATGAATATATGGCAATAATCAAAGAGATTAAATATCTTGCAAGTGAGTATCAAGATAACCCTTATAAAACTAAGATGAAGTTTAGTTTTGGTAAAGCATTCGATAGATGGGAAACTAATTTTAATATTATGGTTAAATGGATTGGGGTATTCTCAGAAACAGAAGAGATATACAAAGAAAGAGTTAAAGAGTTATACAAAGCACATATTCAGTACCTCAAAATGGTTGGTCACAAAGAGATTTCTAAGAGTGACAACAGTGACCAACCTCTTACCCTTATAGAGGAAGCAGTAAGTAACTCTGGAGCTGCTAAAATACTAGAATATCTTGAGAAGTACGATAAAGGAGAAGGATTAGATATTGATACAGTTATCAATGCTTGTCTTGTAGATGAAGAACTAATACAGAAGATGAAATCAAAAGCAGACTTATATGAACCACATACTGGTAAAATAAGCTTATTAAAATGAAGTATCATAAACTTGTCTTGATAGACGGAAAAAGGAGAGGTGGTTGGAATACTATTAAAGATAGCAATGATATGACAGAAGAAGATTACAAAGATGCTAACTTAAGATTCATATTTGATAATGAGATTGTATTAGATAGCGAATCACATCTTCATTCTATTATTGTTAAAGCCAAACTTAATAACTTAGGTTTTAAGTATGAAGAATACAAAACCGGAAGCAGAGGTAAACACTTTCATTTATTCTTTAATGGGTTACAAACATTAACATCAGAACAAAGAAACTTTTATAGAGGAGTTATAATAGACAAACAGAAACACTTTAAAAGGTTATCTGGTATGGATTCTTTACAAAAAAGGAAAGAGTATGTTATAAAAGTATTAAAAACTAAAAGAAGATTAAAAAGAGACAGACATATAACTGAACAAGATTTAGTAAATGCAGAAATAGATTTATTCAATGCAACTAAAGAGTATGAATCTTTGTCAGCTATGTTTAAAGAGTTTCCATCTTTCGGAACAGACTTAGCAAAGATTAATGGTTTGATAGCTTTAGAGAATAGACCACATATCAAAACACAAAATATAAAGACAATGTTAAGCATAGTTAAAGGCAGAAATAAAGTTGATATGGATTTAGTATCAAAAATAAAGTTGAAACTATATGTTCCAGAACAACAATCTTTAAATACAAGTAACACTTACCCTGACTTAGAAAGTATTAAAACCAAGTATCCTCTGGACAAAGTATGGAGACACTGGGGATTATCTAAAAAAGGTAATCGCTGGGATTCTCCCTTTGTTACTTCAGTAAGTAAAGCTTGTGTTGCATTATATCCTGATGACCACTGGTATGATTTCAATTTAATGCAAGGAGGGGATGTATTCAATGCAGTAATGTTAAAGTATCATTGTGATTTTAGTGAAGCATTAAAAAGATTACAAAAGGAGGAATATTAAAATGGGATATATGCATATAGATAATTTATACAAAGATGATAGGATTTTTAATTTCAAAGAATGTTATTGTATGGAAAAGATTCATGGAACTTCAGCAAGAATCCAATGGAAAGATAATAAATTGATTTTTCATGCAGGTGGCTGTAAACATGAAACCTTTATTAAGATTTTTGATGAAGAAGAATTATACATAAGGTTTTATGAAGAGTTTAAGGATATTGATGTTGTTATTTATGGAGAACAATATGGTGGGAAGCAACAAGGTATGAGTGAGACTTATGGTAAAGAACCTATGTTTATTGTGTTTGAAGTTCAAATTGATGAAGCTTGGTTAAATGTACCTAATGCAGAGGATGTAGCAAATAAACTTAATCTTGAATTTGTACCTTATCAAAAATGTTCAACTGAACTAGAAATATTAAATTCTTATAGGGATGCTCCTTCCTCAGTTTCATTTAGAAGACAATGTGGAACTAATATACGTGAAGGAATTGTAATTAAACCATTAGAAGAGTTTACTGACAAAAGAGGAAATAGGGTTATCACTAAACATAAAAGAGCAGAGTTTGGTGAAACTAAAACTCCAAGAGAAGTAGACCCAGAGAAATTAAAGATATTAACTGAAGCTAATGAGATTGCAGATGAATGGGTAACTCCTATGAGATTTAATCATGTGATTGATAAATTCACAGAAGAACACATTATTGAAAACACTGGTAAGTTTATCAAAGCAATGGTTGAAGATGTATTAAGAGAATCCGAAGGAGAAATAATAATATCTAAACAAATCACAACAGCGATAGGTAAAGCTGGTGCTAAGTTGTATAAAAATTATATTATGAAGGTGAACTAAATGGAACTTATTGATAGAATGTTAAACAAACAAACACTAAAAGAATACCAAGCTTATCTTATGTTGAGTGTGTATCAAGATAGTTTAAAGAAAGCACAAGTGAATCAAAAAGGAAACCTTTATATAGAATTAGCAGATTTAGACACTATTTTAAGAGAATACACACAGGTATCAAAATGAAAGATTATGATTTAGTATTATTATTAGGTGGAACTGGTTCCCGTATGGGGATTAAAGGCAATGATAATAAACATACAAAAGAGTTAAATGGGAAACCTGTTATAAGTTATATCAAAGATAAAATAGATTTGTATGAGAAAGCAGTTCAACCATTTGCTAATAAATACATAGTAACAAATGGTAAAGGTTTAGACCAAATTATGAAAACCTTTGGGCAAGATTATACTTACTTTTATCAAGAGAAACCTACAGGGATTCCAGATGCAGCTTATCTTCCTAATCCTCAAAATAGATTCTTATTACATCTTGGTGACCAGTATTATGAAGAAGAAATACAAAGCTTTATAAATGATAATGATTCTCGTCCAATGAAAGTATGGTTAAAAGATACAAAAGATACAAATCATACTGTTGCAGCTATGGATGAAGATGGTAATATTAAAAAGTTTATAGAGAAACCAAATTATGATTCAAGAGTAAGTGCTTTTGTTGCAACTGGAATGTATATGTTATCTCCTTATTTAAAGCATTTCATAAATGAATTACCAAGACACGAGAAGAATGAGAATAATATGTCTGACTTAGGAAACAAAGTATTAAGCTTTGGAGATAAAATAGATTATCAAATCATGCAAGGTAATTGGTATGATGTGAATTCACAAGAAGTTATTAAGATGATAGAGAGGTATCAATAATGAAACTCAAAGAAGAATTACTTAATAGAATGATAGAACTACAAGAAGAAGTAACATCTAAACATAGTTCTAAAACAGAATCAAGTTTGGCTTTGTCACACCTTATGGTTGTTTCACAATTTTATACTGCTATGGGGTACACAGATGAATAAAGGTACAAGAGGTAAGGTAGAAGCTATATTAAGAGATTATTTTGAAGAATCTAAAGAAGATTTGATTATTGTTGCAAAGAAATTCAATTACAAAATTACTGGTAAAAAAGAATGACTAAATGGACAAATCTACCTGAAGACATAAAAGATTATTTAGGATTTATTTATAAGATTACTAACCTTACTAATAATAAATTTTATATAGGTCAAAAGAAGTTTTGGTTCAAGAAAACATTACCTCCTCTTAAAGGGAAGAAAAGAAAAAGAAGAAGTTTAGTAGAAAGTGATTGGAAGACTTATAATAGTAGTAGTAAAGAATTACAAAAAGATATCCTCTCTTTAGGAGAAGACAAGTTTAAATATGAAATATTATTTTGGTGTAAAAATAAAGCTATGATGAATTATGTTGAATTAGCAAGACAAGTATCTAATGATTGTTTATTAAGAGATGATTGTTATAATGGAATAATCCAAGTAAGAATAAGTAAGAGAGGATTGGAGAAAATAAAATGAATGAAGACAGAATATTAGGTGGAACTTATATGGAAACTACTTTCTTTCCAGATAACATTTGGGAAAGAACACAAGATGAAGACTTGTTTATTAAAAAGCTTACAGAAGTAGATGCTCATGAAACAATCCATATGTTATGTGTTAAAGCATTAAGAGAAGGTCACGAGTGGGCTGTTGATAAGATGTTAGAGGATTTAGAATGAAAGCATTAGATTATCAAGTAGGAAAGAATAAAGATGGTTCAGAAAGTAATCATTATAAACAATACAAAATACAACCTATTACTTTTATTATGGAAAATAAAGTTCCATTCTGTGAAGCTAATGTGATTAAGTATATTATGAGGTGGAGATTTAAGAATCAGAAAGAAGATTTATTAAAAGCAAAACAATATATTGAGTTTTTATTGGAGGGATTAGAAGATGAATAAAGTATTATTTGTATCAGATTTACATCTACCTTATCATGATGTAAAAGCAGTTAAAGTATTAATGAAAGATTTAAAAAATAATCAGTATGATACTGTTGTTTTAGGAGGAGATATGTTAGATATGATTTCTCCTTCACAATTCAATAAACACCCTTATGAAGAAGGTACACTTCAATCTGAATTAGATGTTTATTATTCTTTCATGGATGAACTAAGGAGTTTACATAAAGGTAAATTAGTATATATTATAGGAAATCATGAAACAAGAGTTCAGAA